CATTGGGTCCCGCTTCAATGACCGAGCTACGCTAGACGCAGTAAGCGCTAGTGACTGCTTGGCATTCGAGGTGGTAAACCTACTTCTCCCTGAGGAGTGGGCTAAGCCTTTGGCTTTATCTCGCGAGGGGTTCGGCTACCTTCCGTCGGAAAAACGTTGGATCAAATTCAACAAGTTTTCGGCGATGGGTAACTCGTACACCTTCGAGCTTGAGTCACTTATTTTCTATGCCCTTTGCTGGGCTGTGATGAAAATCAAGCATGAGGATCCATGCATAAATCCGTGGACCGGCCATCCATACCCGAGTATTGTTTCAGTATTCGGTGATGATATGGTCGTCCCCACAGACTGCGTGGATTTTACTCGAGAAGTACTATCTTTCTGCGGCTTCGAACTAAACACATCTAAGACTCACGTCGAGGGTGTATTTCGTGAAAGCTGCGGGAAGGACTACTTCGCAGGACATCTGGTCAGGCCGTTCTTTCTAAAAGAAAGGATTACAAATGATGAGGCAGTTTACAAGCTGGCTAACAACATCCGTAGGTTCGCTTATCGTAGTGGTCGTTATGATCACCTTGATAGGAGTTTTATGGGTGTTTGGCGCTTCACTTGCGCACTTCTTCGAACCCCAAATCCGCCGCTCATTAGCGAAGGATACGGGGACGTTGGCCTCGTTGCCAACCTCGACGAAGCCTCCCCTCCCCTCGCTGGACGCCGAATAGGCTATAGCGGTTGGGAAGGTTGGAGGATGCGTTTGCTGCATCGGTTCCCTGTGAAAGGAACTATGTATCAGTACGGGCCAGCCATGGCGTCGTATTTATCGGTAAAACCTGAGCGTTTCAGAGATGAGACGAACGATTTACTCGATTATCGAGCTTGTGGTTTATTGGACTTTAAAAGGTCTTATGAAATACAAGCTCAGCTCCCCTGTGAAGGGAAGTTTGATCTTCGAGGTCGTACAATACTCAAGGTGATAAGCTCTGTTGTACCCAGTTGGTACGACATGGGTCCTTGGCTCTAATCGAGCTTTCTCAAGG